AGTGACAAATATTCTAAGTTAATGGTTGCTTATTTTAACCTGACTTCAGAAGATATAAGGACCATTGACTTTAGAGATTCTTATTTTGTTGACGGCACTTATTACAGGCTTAATAAAATAATGGATTACAACCCAATAGGTAACACTTTAACAAAAGTGGAACTTATTAAAATAAGAGATGCGGTATTTATTCCATCCGATTCATTCAGTCATGGTGATGTTGACCTTACCACAGTAAGTGTTGGAACTCCTCCTTATATTTCAACTGAAGTATTAGAAGGGCAGATAATAGCCGGTGACGCTCAAGGATTAGGAGTTGCACAAACATTAAGTCAGGATGCAGTAATAGATTCAACAGCAAGATTAACAGTTAAAGGTTTAAGAGGTCGTGATATTCAGGATGTTGCACCTGCAAACGGGGATGTTTATCAATGGGTAGCAGCTAATAGTAGATGGGAACCGGCAGCGGCAGGTGGAGGCGGTACTCCAGGAGGCGCAAATAAACAAGTTCAGTATAATGATAGTGGAGCATTTGGAGCAGAAGCAGGTTTTGAATACGACAAGACAACAAATGAATTAACAGTACCCGATATAATAGATTCAAGTTTAACAGCGAGTGAGTTAATAGCTTCAAACGGAAGCAAGAAGTTAGTAAGTCTTGCAGTTGCTACTTATCCATCCCTTGCTGAATTAGCTTATGTAAAAGGAGTTACATCAGCGATTCAAACTCAGTTAGGAACTAAAAAAGCAATAGCAACAGGAAATAATTATAAGTTTGAAACAACTGACGGAAGCGGTAACTTACAAGAAACAACAGTAACGGCTTCAAGGGCGGTAGCTACTGATGCCAACGGACTACCAACAGCAGCAGCAACAACAGCCGCCGAATTAGATTTTGTTAGTGGTGCTTCATCAAATATTCAAACTCAGATTAATGCAATCACAGCAACATCAATCGAAGATGTTACAATGAAGGCATATCAGGCTTTAGGTTCTGCGATTAAAGCACAAACAGTAGGGCAGTCAATAGCAAGAATAACAACAATAGGAGTATTAATAAATCAATTAATAAGTTTTGTCGCTGTTTATCTTAATACATCTCAAACATTAACAGGTGTTAAATGGTGGCAAGGTACATTAGGAAATTACACAGCCAACAACGAAAACAGAATAGGTTTATATTCTTATTCAGGTGGCACTTTAACTCTTGTTGCTTCGTGCGCAAGCGATGGGACTTTATGGCAAACAGCCGCAAGTGCATCAATGGGTTCTAAGGCTTTCAGTTCTACCTATGCAGCAGCAGCAGGAATTTACTTTGTAGCTTTATTATATTGCAGAAGTGCAGTAGTTACCGCCCCGCAAGTTGGATTTTGTGGAAACATACAGAACGCAAACATACAGGCATTAGACTTTACTAACTCAGCTAAAATATGGGGTTATAAAACAGGAGTTACAGCATTACCAGCTACTCAGGCAATGAGTGGATTAACGGTGGATGTTGGGAGCTTTTGGATAGCCGTTTACTAAGATGCTAAACACACAACCGACAATAATATTTTTTTCACAAACTACTCAAACCTTAAAGTTTGTGTTTCAAAACACTTCATCTAATCCTGTTGGATTTTATTTAGAAACCAATAATATAAGGGAGGGAAGTATAGCACCAAATACAAGTGTAGAGTTTGAAGAAGAAATACAGGCAGGTGAAAATGTAATTGCATACGCTCAAACTAATGAGATTATTCATTCTGTTTATTCGGGAGTGAATGACATTACACCTTCACAAATAATCCTACCGAATATTAATGTTGACAATCTGAATTTACGCAAATCAAAATTAGAATTGGCAATTCAATACCTTGCAGTCAATGTAACGAGTGCAAACCTATCTAACTTTATAACCACGAACAGAAATTCAATGACTGATTACGAGAGGGGGTTAGATACCTTGCAAACATCGATAACAGCAAGCGCAGCAGCATACTTAACAGCACAACGGAAAACAGATTTGCTAAACATACTTAACTAATGGCAACGATACTAAACGCATACAATTTAACAGGAGGAGTGAGCGCAATTTTTTACATAACTGCAATGTTAGTAGAAGCATGAACAAGATAAAAGCAAAATTGTATTTGTGGTGGGTTGGATTTATTAACCCGATTGACTTTGATTTAAAAGTAATCTTTGCTTTAATTATTGGATTGATAATATTGTTATGTGGCTACTTTGCTTCAGCTCAAACAATAACTAAATATTACGACAATAGTAATAAAATTAGAATAGATGGAAGCACAAACGAGTTAAAACCTTGTTTTGTTTTCTTTCCGGGCGGTGGATTTATGACGCAGAATTGGAGTATCTGTAATTCATGGAGTTCGCTTGCAGTCAATCAGGGTTATGTAAGTTGTAAGGTAGGTTACTCAGTTTCGTTTCCTTCTTTATCATCAGCAGAAAAAGGAATTAACGATGGAGTAAACGCTGTTAAGTGGATTAAGATACACGCTAACGAATACCATATAGACACGAACAGAATTTACTTAGCCGGAACTTCAGCAGGTGGATTTGTAGCTTTAGGAATAGCTTATGAACACAAAATTAAAGTCGCAGGTGTTTTAAATGGTTGGGGTGGTGTGCTTAATTTAACTTACCTGTATAATAATAATGTACCCGTTTACAATGTATCTACCGACATAGATAAAACAGTTCCTATTGATTGTGGTAAGGCATTCGGGGTAAGTTGTTGTGGTTCGCAGAGTATCAACGCTCAATTAATTTTATTAGAAGTAAAGACTGATTGGTTAGTGTGGGAAGGATATAAACATGGTTTACTTCCTGCTGATGCTGAATATAATTTTCGAGTAACAACATCTTTTTTGAATGCTTTAACTTTTTTTAAATGACACTTGAACACTTCGTTTATACAATAGGGGCTTTGATGATTTCAATAATTGGATTCTTTATTGTGCGCTCAATCAATAAAAACGACGATGTAATAAAAGACCATGAACACCGATTAAACGAACACGAAGAGTTGATTCAAAAGTTGTTGGCGCAATTAGAAACAATCCAAAAAATAAACAACATTCAATACATAGAGGTCAATAAGAAACTTGATTATATCAGTAAAAAAATTGATAGCTATGATGAAGGCATAAAAGATTTTTATAAAACATACGCACTTGTAAAGAAATGATTAGACGCTTTCTTGAATGGCTTACAAGTTTATTCGAGATTCATGTACCTGAACTTGATAATCATGTAACCTTTTTCACAAAGCATGGCGGTTGGACTACTTTCACTTATGACGATGGAGAACATTACTTTCATGGCGAGATTGCAGAACCCGAATCATTTGAAGGATATAATACTTTTTATGTTAGATGGATTGAATCAGCACCAAACAACAAAACTTTAATCGAGGAATACATTTATAAGGAATACAAAAAAGAATGGAGTTAAGCATAATAGGACTGAGTATTAAGTTTATCGGATTGTGTTGCATTCTTTTTTGTTTATCGGGAATGGTTCAAGATATTTATTGGTGGATAAAAAAGAAAAATAAATGAGCAAAGTAGGGGACATATTAGGTAAGATAGTCGGAGGTTCGGCAGGTTCAATAGTTGATTCTATTGGAAATGTAGCTGATAAGTTTATCACGACAGGGCAAGAGAAAGCAGAGTTCAAAGCTGAAGTAGAACAAGAAATTAATAGGCATTTAGAAGCTATCACAACGGCGGCTAATACTGAAATGGAATCAGCACGAAGTAGAGAAGTTCAGATAGCAACAAGCGCAGAAGCACCATTGATTAATAAGATAATTACACCTGTACTTGCATTGGGGGTTATTATATTAACATTTACTTTGTTTTATATGGTAATGTTTAAATCGTGGGGTGCTGAAAAGGATGTTGTTATTTATATTTTAGGTGTACTTAGCGCAGTCACAACTCAAATAATTGCGTATTACTTTGGAAGCAGTCAGGGAAGTAGGGATAAAAGTGAAACACTAAAGAAAATAATTAACCAATGATCCACGAAGAAAGACTAATAGGAGTTGATATAAGAGTAGTAGCTTGTATTGAATCTCTTGCTGAAAAGGTAATGAAAGAAATGAATCGTGAGTTGATTATAATATTTGGCTTCCGGTCCTTAGAAGAACAAACCAAACTATACGAACAAGGAAGGTCGGCTCCAGGTAAAATAGTAACAAGGGCAATGGCCGGCCAAAGCCCTCATAATTTTAATTGCGCAGTTGATTGTTGGGTGATGAGTGCTGATGGGAAAAGTATAGACTGGAATAACATAGAATTTAAAAACATAGCAAGAAGTCACGCCGCCGCCGTTTCTGATAAAATAGTTTGGGGTGGGAACTTTCAATCACTATCTGACTTCCCTCATTGGGAACTGAAGAACTGGAGGATGGTAAGGGCGAAGGTTGATAAAATAATACCCAATACAATAAATAATAATTAAATTTAAACCTTAAATCAAAACAATGAAAACAACATTCACTCAGGTATTAGCAGCATTAATGATGTTAGCACCTTTTTTACAATCAGTTTTAGGAATTGACTTCGGACATATCATTCCTTTAATCGAGGTTATTATCGGTTCTGGGTTGGCTATCTTTGAAAGGTATTCAATCAGTTCCTTTAATTGGACTTCATCCACTCTTTACGCTGTATTAATTGCCCTTGTTACTGCTTTAAGTAGCGCAGGAGGAGTAGATTTCGGAGGCGAGGTCTTACCACATATCAACGAAGCTATAACGGCTGTAATGGCTTTATTTACCTTATTAGGAATTAATAATGCAAGGCTGAAAAAATAATACTCTCAAGTATTTAGTTTGGTGACTAATTGTAGCCAGT